TCTCTTTGTTGTTTTAATCGATTTATTTCTTCTTGTGATAAACAAACTCCTTGAGTATTATATTTTTCAACAAATTGAGTTATTAAATTATTTAATGAAGGTTGTATAATAGTAATAACTTGATTTCCTGCGGTTGTTAATAATAAAGGTAATTTAGCTATTCCTGCTGCTTTTAAATCAGAGGGAGTAGCATTTTGGATTTGGGTAGCATTTATATCAGGAATTTTAACCATTATGTTGTAAAATTATTAGAGGATTTAATATTATTTAAATTAGATTCTAATTCATTTAAAATCAAAGACATATTATTTGCAGCAGCATTTAAAGGTCCTAAAGGAACACCGGGTGCGGTAGAGACTTGCGTAGAAGTTACTTGCATAAAAGCTTGTAAATTAACTATTAATTTTTCTAATAAAGCAACTGTTTGGTTTCCTAACAGCAAAGGTTCAGTTGCTGATTTAGAACCTAAATAAATATTTTGTGTTTGAAAAGTAGCTACATTAGTATCAACATTTAATCCATTTTGGGAATTTAAATTTATAGATTTATTAGAGGATAATAATATATGATCATTAGTTGAATTAAAAACTAATCTTCCCGAATTTATAATTACTTGTTTTCCCTCGTATAATCCTGGATTGACAGGGGGGTTGTTTTTGTAACTAATATATTTGGTGGAAGATGCTTTTAATGGGATCTTTTGAGTACTGGTTAGATAAATAGAGGATTCATCATTATTGATATCTTCAATAATAGGAACCCATCCTTCATCATTTTGTTGTCCTTGTCCATTTCTTAAAATAACAATTGGATCTCCAGAAACACTATTCCCCGTTGACCAGTTATTTAAAGAAGCTAGGGTAGGTGGTTTTGTTTTAACTGTTGAACCAATCCTAATACTATTACCCCATCTACCTTCATGAATAATATCACCCTCAAAAGGAGATAGAGGATGAATATTAGATCTTTCAATAAAAGTATTACCTAAATTTAATTCAATTGTTTGATCTGTTTCCTTATTTACATTACCTACTTCTGTTTGTTTATAATCTTTTTGTTGAGTATTAGGTAATTGAGAATTATCAAGAGGAAAAGCGTTATGATGGGGGTGATTCCATAATGCCGTAGGGCATATATAATATGCAGAAACTGAGGTGGTTATGCCTCCTTTATTTCCATTTCCTTCAGGAGTTGGATTTAAATTAGTATCAGGTAAATTTACAATCCAAACAATTTCCTCTAATAAAGGAAGATTTTTTATATTTCCAAAATAAGGTTTAGCAACCGAAGATAAAGTAGAGGCTGTAGTTATATCTTGAAATTCAATATATCCAATAGCATTATATCCTCCTAAATCATTAAATCTTGGATGGTTTTCATCTAAAACTATACTTTTTACTCTTCCTGCTTTAAAAGAAACAGGAGAAGCTGTCATTCCATTTGGAGACTGGGAGGATTGGGAATTAATACTTGCTTGAGTATTATTAGTTCTACTAAGGAATGTGGCCATTATTTTTCTCCTTTCAATTCGTTCATAGCAGCGAGTAATTGTTCTTTTTCTTCATCCGAAATAGTTAAAGCACCTTCTGCTGTTTGTGTCTGCATAACACGTTGAGCAAGAGCAGCCATTTTAATTAATAGATCATCATTTTTAACACTAATTTCCATGTATTCCTTAATCAAAGGAACTACTAATGTAGCATCACCAATATCAGAAATTAAGGGTTTCAATTCAGAAATAAGAGCGGAGACTTGTTTGTCTTTTTTCTGTTGATTATTATAAATTTCCTCCAAAATATCGGAGAATTTTTTATTTTTAAAGACTATGCTATCAAATTGTGACATAAATATACAATTAGTTTCTTATAAATATGAAACTCAAAAACTTGTATATCCGTGTTCCAAATAGAATATATAACCTTCTTTAAAAATGTCGTAAAGTTGATTTGCTATTTTAGTGATTTTAGGAGTTTTTACATCAACTTGTTCACGGATATAAATGTAAAGAGCTTTTTTATTAAAAATATCTAAATGTTCTCTTTTTCTAAATAATTCCAATATTGCATCCGCTATTTGAGCGTCATATTCTTTAGGAAACAATTCAAATATATTTTCGGTGCAATATTTAGTAAATTCATCTATATAAAACGATAAACGGTCTGTATCGGAAGAATCTTCTATGCTGTATGAATGATTTTCATCTTCCTCTAAGGTTTCAATAGGAGAGGTATCAATACGTTTTTTATAATTTTTCTGGTTGGAAAGAATTAAATAACGTTTTGCAATAGTACCAAAATAAGAATATGCTTTGGTACCTTTAGTTTGATCGTAAAGATGAATTTTAGATAAAAGAAAAGTAATTACTTCATGTTGTAAATCCTCAATATTTTCTACTTCAGTATAATAGAATTTAAATGTATGAATAATATTTTCGGTTAATTTAAAAAAAGCATAATGAATTCTATCTCTATAGATTCGGCTTCTTACTTCAGGATCTAAAGTATTATTATATAAAACAATAGCATCCTCAGTATCTTGAGTAAAGTATTGTACTCCCTTTTTCTTCTTTTCTACAGCCGATTCCATTATTTAAGTTCTTTAATAATAAAAGCATTTAAAATAGTTTGAACAGTTTTAACTTGTTCAAATACAAATCCGATTTCATCATCGGCTTTAAACGAACCTCTTTGATCTACCTCTTGCAATTTTTTATCTGCAACCTCAATAGTATCTGAAATTTTATTAAGATATGATTGATAAGAAACTAAAATTTTATTTTGTTGTTCCAACATATCTTCTTGTTTTTCAATTTTACGTAAAAGGTTAAAGGTCGTATATCCTAAGATTACGACCGTTATTGATAGAATAGTGATTAATGTTATCATAGATTATCTAATAGGTTTTTTAATCCCTCACTTTTCACAGTATTTAAAGCTTTTGCTTTAGTACCTGAGGTAGCAGGGGATGATTTTTTATTATTATCCAAGATAAATGATTTCTTTTTGGTTTCCACGTTACCCTGTAATTTTGGTAACCATTCTCTTTCAAATTCAATTCTAGCAGCCATTAGATCTGCCTGGTGAAGAATATAAGGGAGAGAAGTACGTGGTTTTTGTTCGGGCATAAAGGTAGTCAAATATTTTTTATTTGCTTCATCATATAAACCATCATGAGTTTGGATTGCTACCATTTCATTAAAGGTATACTGAATACCATGTACCTGGAGTAAATATAAACCACGATCGGGAACAGAGGCAAATGGGACTTTATTATTAAACATATAATCCTCCCCCAATTTTTCTTTTCTCCAATTATCAGTCTGAGGGATATATGATTCATTTTCTTCATCACCCATTTTACCCAGGTCATGATTTAGAGCAGAAAATACTAATTCTTCTTTAGTATAAGTAGTAGTATCAGCACCCATAGTAGCCCATAATTCATGAAGATGAAGAGCACAAGTAATAACACGATTAACATGTTCAACATACCCTCCAGGAAAAGCATTGTGGTATTCTTTTTTATGAGCAGCAGGCATCAACATTAGACGCTCACTATATTTTTCATAAAATTCTAATACCTTAGTTTTACGAGGTTCAGAAATATGATCCTCGATAAAACCCATTAAACGTAACCAATTTTTGGAAATGTCTTCAGCCGAAAGATTCATATATTAAAGTGAAGTGTTAATTTCTCCAGGACCTAAAGGTTCTTGTTGTACAAACATTTTAGCATCGTTAATACTATCCCTCATTTCGGTAATGTGTTCGTTAACGATTTCCCAACTTTGACCACGTCGGAGAGCGAAGTTTAGTTTCTCAATACACCCCTCGATTTTCTCCAACCGTCTCATTATTATATTTCTGTTTTTCATATTCTTATTTCTTACAACCCGTGATTGGAATGTAATATATTATTTTTTTAAAGCCAAGCTTAAGTTAAAAGAAGTTTTACAAAATCTAAATTCTTTTTAAGATGCGCGCATTTTTCGTATTCTTCTGTTTCCTGGAAGTAATTTATTGATAATTCTAGGGCTGTTTCTAAATGTATATCTGCAAAATGATAAAGGGCCTCTTGATGGGTCTTATCATTGGGATCTACTTTTTTAATATACTCCCAGGCTTTAGTGAATACTATATACTCACCAGCTTTATCCATATCAACCTTACTTAATTTTTCATCTATTTGTTCAAAGAACTTTAATAGTTGATCATTAAATAAATGGTGATTATAAATAATTTTTTTAAACATTCCAACCCAATATAAAGGATGTTTCTTATAGTAAGAAATCATTTCCTCATAACTTTGGGAAGGTTGTTCCTCGTTTGAACCCGAGGCACTAAATAATCCAAATATTTTATCCAGGTCCATTTACGATAAATATAGGCGCCATATACTTTTTTATAGCGCCTATATTAAATTATCTCGTAAAATTTGCGGATTGTGTCGAAAAACACAAAATCACGCTAATAAACTATAGTATTTTTTAAATTTATCTAAACGATCTGCTAAACCATGTGTACCACCATTTACTCTTTTAGTAACAGAAGTAACTACATCATCACCAGCTCCCCTATCACAAATAGTCCAAAGGTTATTTACATTAAAGAAGAAAGCAGCAGACATTAAAGGATACTTTTGTGCTACTAATTCAGGGAAAGATAAAATATCATCATCAACAAATTTATCAAAAGCAGTATAGTTAGATTTACCAGTTAACTGGATATATCCTCTACCTCTAAATTTCCAACCCTCACCAGAGGATTCAGGACCATTACCCATTCTACCTCCATAAGCACGGTTGGCAATCATTTCAGGTTTCATAGCATATTGGGCAGCATTAGTAGCATTAAATAATGAAGGCCACATTTTAGGTAATTGAGCAGCTGAATATCCTAAGTTTTCACTTACAGCTCTCCAGTTTCCTGATTCATGAGCACATTGTGCTAAGAAATGAGCTAATCTTAAAACATTAGTAATGTTGAATTTGGTAGCTGTTTCTGGGATTTGTACAATTACAGTATCAGGGATTGCTCCTCTTAATTTATCTAATTTAAAATTAGAGGTAGGAATTACTAAAGGAGCAGCAGGAAACATTTTTCCCCAAGTACCATCTCCAACAATACCATCAGCAGTCAAACCATTTGCGGCTTGCCATTCTTTTACTTTAGCTTCAGTCATAGGACCAAAACTTCCATCTGCATTCAAACCTAATTTGGTTTGTAATTTTTTAACATCTTCTCCGGTTGAACCAATTTTTAGTAACATAATTATTTTGTTTTTTTAGTTGTTTTCTTTGTTGTTTTTTTATCTTCGGGTTCGTCTAATTTGTCGATTTCGTTTGCTTTGGCTGCAATTTCTTCATCTAAAGTAGTCTTACTTAACAAATGTTTTACAATTGCTTTCCAAAGACCTTTAAGTGCTAATTTAATTTCTTCCATTATCCTTCGTTATTTTGTGTGGGTTCTTCTTCAATTTTTTCTTGGATTTCCATAGTGTCTTTCTTATCTTTTTTATTCATCCATTTATCAACAGATGCGATACCAAAAGCACCTAAAATAATAACCATAAATCCATCAAAAATAAATTCATTAATTACTAAAGGAGCACCAAAGTACCCAGTGACAAGATCAACAGCTAATGCTACGCAAAGCATAAAAAAAGCGATAAATCCAACAACAGCTTTTTCGTTGATTGAATTATTATCATCAAACAGTTCTCTAAAAAATTTTCTCATATTATTTATTTATTTGGTTTAACATCCATTTTTTCCATTCTTGGTATTCTTGTTCTCCTCCATTGTCTTTATAATCTTTATAAGCTTTTAAATAGGTAGGATCTTCAGGAGTAGCTATAGTATCTACACCAAACACCATCATACGTTTAGTAAAAATGTTCAATTTAGCTTTTGATTCAATATTTTCCCCTTTTATTTTATTAATATTATTTACAACTTGAGAAAGAGATTTTTCTTGAGCTTTAGCTGCAGCTTGTACTACTCC